ATCTAACGCGTTTAGAAATCAAATACAGAATAGGAATTTTCTATCTCCTGTAGGTTTCAAGTTCGTTGTAAACAGAGCTCGTAAAGTTTCTTTCTTCGGAAACTCTATGAACATTCCAGGATTAACTTTTGGTGTTACAACTCAACCAACTTATCTAAAAGATATTCCTTTACCTGGAGATAAAATTGAATTCAGTGATTTGAGATTAAGATTTCTTGTTGATGAGAATCTTGAGAACTATATGGAAATCCAAAAGTGGATACGTGGAATTGGATTTCCAGAAAGTTTAGAAGAAATATATAACTTCCAAAAAGATAATCCAGCTATGGATGCACAGTTCAAAGACCAAATGAACTTGTATTCCGATGCTACTTTGTTTGTACTTACTAGTAGCAATACATCAAATTTCCAAGTAAAGTTTAGAAATATTTTCCCCTATACATTGACAGATCTTTCCTTTGATGCTACAGATAGTGATATTGATTATTTGACGGCAGAGGTCAGTTTCAAGTATACTATCTATGATATAGTAGACAATAACGGAAACCCATTACACTATGACACTTGATTTGGATTCAATCCAAAAGATGTGGGAACAAGATTGTAAGATTGATCCAGATAACTTACATACAGAATCCCTGAATATTGCAAGTTTACATGCAAAATATTTTGACATCTATAATAATATCACTCTTCTAAAAAAGAAAGCCGAACAACAAAGAAAAAATATCAGACACGATCGATATGAGTACTATACTGGAAAAGCAGATCCTGATGTTTATGTGGAGAATCCATTCCCTAAGAAAATCCGTGATAAAGAGACTCTTCAAAAATACTTAGATTCTGATGAAAAACTTTCTCAAGTTTGTCTGAAGATTGATTACTACGATACAATGTTAAATTACATCGAAAGTATTCTGAAGATGATTCAAAACAGAACTTTTCAGATTAAAAACGCAATCGAGTTTGTTAGATTTACCGCTGGACTGGGGTAAATAAATAATCATAAGATGAATGGATTCTTGTGATTGATACTACAGCAAATCTTGTTATATCTAAATCCAACGAAGTATTTTTAAAGATTAATACGGAACCTCATATAGAATACGAACTTAGAGATCACTTTAAGTTTGAGGTTCCGAATGCAAAATTCATGCCACAGTATCGTGGAAGAAACTGGAACGGAGAAATTCATCTTTATGATATGAGATCCAAGCAGATTTATGTGGGTCTCTTAGATAAGATTGTATCCTTCTGTAAGCAATACGGATACACTTATAAGTTTGATGATAATAAATTCTACGGACTTCCATATGAGATCAATGAAGAGATCTCATATGAAGGTGTGAAAGATTATATGAAATCTATTTGTGCTCATTCTCCACGGGAGTATCAAGTAGAGGGAGTATATGATGCTCTAAGGCATAACAGAAAGTTATTGATAAGCCCCACTGCATCTGGCAAATCACTGATGATTTATTCGATCGTAAGATATTATGTGGATAAAGGGCAAAAAATTCTTTTAATTGTACCAACGACATCTCTTGTAGAACAGATGTACAAGGATTTCCAGGATTATGGTTGGGATGCTGAGTCATATTGTCACAAAATTTATTCGGGTAGAGAAAAAACAAACGAATATGATGTTACGATTACAACCTGGCAATCTGTTTACAAATTAGATCGTTCTTTCTTTGAAGATTATGGAGTTATTATAGGAGATGAAGCACATTTGTTCAAGAGCAAATCTCTTGTACAGATCATGACTAAACTTCATCATGCTAAGTATCGTTTTGGATTTACTGGAACACTTGACGGAACTCAAACTCATAAATGGGTTCTTGAAGGTTTATTCGGTCCATCATATAAAGTAACAAAAACTGCAGAACTGATGAGGCAAGGACATCTTTCTCAGTTAGATATTCAGTGTCTTGTTCTCAAACACCCACCACAAAAGTTTGAAACTTATGAAGATGAGATACAGTATTTAATCTCTCACGAGCAAAGAAATAAATTTATTACTAATCTTTCTTTAGATCTCAAAGGAAATACTCTTGTTCTTTTTTCACGAGTGGAAACACACGGAGCAATTCTCTACGATATGATAAATAAAAATAACAGTGAAAATCGTAAAGTATTTTTTGTTCATGGTGGGGTGGATGCTGAAGAACGAGAACTTGTAAGAGAAATTACTGAAAGAGAGAACAACGCAATTATTGTTGCTTCTTATGGAACTTTCTCTACAGGTATTAACATTAAAAGCCTCCATAACGTTATCTTTTCTTCACCCAGTAAATCAAGAGTTAGAAATCTACAATCAATTGGAAGAGTACTTAGAAAGGGAAAAAATAAAACTAAAGCAGTCCTCTACGACATCTCTGATGATTGTACAATTCAATCAAGAAAGAACTATACTCTAAATCACTTCATAGAAAGAATTAAAATTTATAATGAAGAGCAATTCAATTATGAGATAATCACTATTCAACTAAAGAGCAAATGATAGAAGATGATTTTTACTGTACACTCAAGTTAAAAACTGGAGAGGAAATCTTTGCTAAGGTAGCTGCTACTGAAGAAGAAGATAGAACTCTTTTATTATTATCAAATCCAATTATTGTTGCTGAAATAAAAGGAAGAACTGGTGTAATGGGTTATAAGATAGAACCTTGGTTAAAAACAACCACAGAAGATATGTTTATTATCAATATTGATGATGTTCTTACAATGACCGAATCTTCAGATATTGAAATGATTTCTATGTACCAGACATATTGTAGAGAATCTGATAAAACAAGAAAGAATCAAGCAAAGATCTCTCGTAAGATGGGTTATCTTGCCAATGTGAATGATGCTAAAGAGATATTAGAGAAACTCTTTAAAGATAGCTAGAGCCTCATCTTCAAACCGGACAAAGGTATTCTACAGAGTATTTGGGTAGTTGTCAACTATTTAAATAAGTGGTAGAATGTCTACATATTATGAGATAAACTAATGATAACTACAGCAGTCATGACCAAAAGAAAGAGGTCAGAACATTACGTTAACAACAAAGAGTTTCTTGCATCACTGATTAGATATCGTGAAAATGTTGAAATTTCTTTCATTCAAAAATATGGTAGAGAACCTACCAAAGATGACAGATCTAAGTCTTGGGATACAAAGCCACAAATTCCCAGATATATTGGTGAGTGTTTCTTAAAGATTGCAAATCATTTATCATTCAAACCAAATTTTGTCAACTACATGTTCAAAGAGGACATGATTTCTGATGGCATTGAAAACTGTGTTCAGTACATTCATAATTTTAATCCAGAGAAATCTCAGAATCCATTTGCTTATTTCACTCAGATTATTCACTACGCATTTCTGAGACGCATTCAGAAAGAGAAGAAGCAATTGGAAATCAAGAACAAGATTTTGGAAAGAACTGGATTTGATCAGGTGTTCGATAGTGGAAGTGTTGACGGATCCGACTACTCCGACTATAATTCTATTAAGGATGCAGTTCACTCCAAACTTCGTTATTGAATGAAAGTAGCAATTATTACAGACCAGCACTTTGGAGCAAGGAAGAATTCTAAACTCTTTCATGATTATTTCCTAAAGTTCTACAACGATGTATTTTTCCCTACACTCGAAGAGCAAGGGATTACTACCGTTGTAGATATGGGTGATACTTTTGATAGTCGTAAAGGAATTGATTTTTCTGCTTTATCGTGGGCTAAAAATAATTACTACGATCGACTTAATGAAATGGGAGTGAAGGTTCATACAATTGTAGGGAATCACACTGCTTACTATAAAAATACAAATAATGTAAACGCAGTTGATTTGCTTTTACGTGAGTATGATAATGTAACTGTATATTCAGAACCAACCGAAGTAATGTTGGGACAACTTCCTACACTTTTTATTCCATGGATTAATCAAGAAAATGAGGAAAGCACTCTCAAACTTATTAAAAAGACAACTTGCCCGTGCGCGATGGGGCACCTTGAACTCCAAGGATTTAGAGTTAATAAACAAATCGTCATGGAGCATGGTCTGGAGAGCAAACTATTTGATAAGTTCACCAAGGTCTACTCGGGACACTATCACACTCGATCGGATGATGGGGTAGTATTTTATCTCGGAAATCCTTATGAACTGTATTGGAATGATGTAAATGATACTCGTGGATTTCATATCTTTGATACTGAAACTTTAGAGCATACTCCAATCAATAATCCTTACAGAATGTTTTATAGCATTTACTATGAGGATACCAACTATCAAACATTTGATACTCGTGAATATCAAAATAAAATTGTTCGAGTAATTGTTCGCAAAAAAACCGATATCAAGAAGTTTGAAAAGTTTATTGATAAACTGTATAATTCTAATGTTGATGAACTCAAAGTTGTGGAGAATTTCCAAATTCAAGAGAATGAAGAGTTTGAAGCATTTGAATCAGAAGATACACTTTCTATCTTGAATAGATATGTAGAGGAAGCAGAGATTGGACTGGATAAATCCATAGTTCAGAAACTTATTTCCGAAGTATATCAAGAGGCTTGCGAATTAGTGTAGAATGTTTATCCTAACAATCAGTGGCAGAGAAGAC